GAATTCTACCATTTTTAAATCCAGATAGATTGTCTGCTACAAACTCCATTCCTCTGCCACCAATGGTTACCGCTTGTACTGGATAAAATGATGAAGAGTCTACATGAGCTGCTGGAGCAGCCGGAAGATTTATAAAACCAATATCGAAACGATTTGTCCTTTGCAAACCCTTATGACGAGAAAAATAATCTTTAATATCTTTTATACTATTATTTGGCATTGTTAAATAATTCTTTTTCTGTTATGATTTTAAATGTTATATTATTTTTCACGCAATATTTATTCGCCGCATCCCATTTTGATGAGTTGACTGCCCATATCATTTTTTCATTTTTTGTAGAATTTTCTCTCAAATAAGTCTGTTTTTTTGGTTTTACTTCTAGTATCCATGTATGTATTCCGTCACTATTTTTAAACTGCACCATAAAATCTGGATAGTAGTTATGCATTTTTTGTTTTATTGGATGCATATAAGGTATCGCAATCTCTTCAGATGACCATTTTAAAATACTAGAATTTTCATCAAAAAACTTACAAATACGCCTTTCCCATAAAGAACGACATACTATATTTTGGCAATCACCAATATATTTTTTTGGATTTATTGGTTTGTACACTGTTTTATATGCCATATGATTATTTATGAAAAAGATAAATATTTATATGCTTGTTCAAACAAATTATTCATATCCTCTTCCACCATACGACAAAGAACAGCCTTATAAATTATTGTTTTATACGGCACCATATTCTTTGTTAAAGGGATATAGGACTAGAGCTGGCGTGAAAATGAGAGCAAATAATATTATAACTCTGCCTTTGCCATATGAGCCTGGATATGATATCATGCACGAATACGCAATAAGCAATGATAATCCAGTATCTCCTGTGTTAACAAGAGCCGGAGTGCTTAACAGCGGAGGCCCATTGGCTTTATTTAATAGGTTAATACAACCAGCCTTTGCGACTTTTGAAAAAACCTTCGCCACATCAACATATAGAAGATTTAGTAATATTGGTGAAATGAGTATGGTTGCAGAAGGAAGAAAAGCATACAAGTTTAGTTATATTTTTACTCCAAAATCAGCAGCAGAATCAGCACAAGTAGATGCCATTTGTGGTACTTTTAGAAAGCGTTCTTATCCAACAGCTGCGCTTCCATATCCAGAAAGATCATTTCCACAAAATTTATGGGTCATACAGGCAATAAAGGGAAATCAACCAGATTTTGGAGGTACGGATAATATAGGAGCTGAAATATTTGGTGATCCTTTGGTTTGTGTATTAAAGAGCATGGAAGTAAAGAGAGCAGATAGAGATGATCCTATAATAAGATATTTACCAAATGGAAGTTCCAATGTGACACTACTAGGTTTGATATTCCAAGAATTTGAAACTGGAACATATGATCCATTCAGAAATGCTGTAAGATCAAAATCAGAAATAGCAAATGACTATCTATGAAATATTTTTCTTCATTACCCAATGTAACTTTTAAATCTACTATAGGAAATTTCACTATAAGTAGTTTTTTTCATTTTTATAATTTTGATATAAAAGACTTATATTTAACAAAAACTACCGTAGACAATAAAACAACATTAACAGAATTATCTCAAACAATATATGAAGATAATAATTCTATGTGGCTATTTTTAGTTGGAAATGAAACAACAGATCCATTTAATTTATTAGCAGAAAATTCAACATTATATAAAAACAGTATACAAAACAATATAGTTCTTGGATTAAATCCACCTGCATTGTCAACTGGAAATTACGTAAATCCTGTAGGTTCTATAATAACACAGTACGCACCTCCATCTGGACCAGAGTGGTTATATAGTTCTGTTGGAAATTTTGATTTAGATGGTCCGTTTACTTTAATAGATTCAACAGACTACTTTAGTGGTAAAATGACAATCAAAGAACAAAAAAACGGTTCTCCTTTTATAACAGTAAATGCAAGTATAGATAGCGTTAGTGTTATAGAAAATAATGATCAAATTTATATAACAGATGATCAAGAATATAACACTAAAGATAAAACAACAGAGGCAGATAATGTTGTATTTATAACACAAAAAAATAGTGGTAGTATATATCCAACAGCAACAGAATATCAGGCCATATTTGCAGCCGCAGCAGCTCCTCAGCCGTCTTATGAGAATAGTGGACCTACTTTTGCAGTTACAAATTACTTTAAAAATTTAAGCACTAATAAAAGTATCAATGTAATTTTGCCTTCAGATGTGTCATTTTTGATTAATAATTTAAAATCGTTGAGTTATACATAATATGTCATATACAGCAGTAATAAATCCAAATTTACCAAATTCCTATTCCACATTAAATGGTATATATTTACAAAATGATAATGCCAATGCATCTATATCTTTTAACATTCAAGCTTTAAACCCAGAATGCCAATTCGAAAGATTGGAAACTATTGAAAATATTGATGAAATGTTTCCAAATGGTAGTTTGATTGTAAGAGATACTAGAGATATCATATCTTTTATAAGTAACAATCAAATAAATAAAATATTGTTTACTTTTTTAGATGGAACTACAAAATTAACATTCATTCATTCTACAAGTTATATAACCAACGCTGCTTCTGAAAATGAAGAGAACATGGTTTCTATTAATTTTTCAAATAGATTATACAAAGTAATGCAACAAACTGCATTAATTGATTTGTTGCCATATCATTCTCCAAAAGTATTTCGTGTTTCCGATTTTGTTAATGATGTAGCATCCGCACTCGGAACAAGTGCAAGAGTTGTTAATGATACGTCAAATTATATGGTTTATCGTCCATATACAACATCCGATACAAGAATAGAGCATCCATGTGACAATCCATTACAATATTTAAATTATGTAACATCTTTTGCTTCAGGTTTAAACACACAAAGACCAAGATTCATGCTTTGGACTAACTGGTCAGGAGAATTGGTTTTTAAATATTTTGAAGAAAGTGTATATGATGATCCTTATTCAAGTGATGCTTATTTAACACAAAGAGGATTAAGATATAAAATATACGACTCAAATAATGAAAATTTAAGATTTACGTCACAAAACGGTAAATTTTATAAAAAAATTTATTATATGTGTACAGATCCAGCAGATCAATTTATATCAAAAAATTATTATTATGTAAGAAAAACTCCAAAAATATTAGATAAAAATAATTTTGGACCATCACCAGATCCATATACGCCAGATAATATGGAAGCACTATTATATCAATACCAAGATGAAGGACAAAAATATAATGTTGAAATGGTTTCATCCAATGGTACAAATAGCATGGTTCCCGGTGCAGATGAAATTAGATATGACAAAGAATGGGGTTATTTTAATACTAGTTTAACACCAACAGATGATGGAAGAATGGCATTATTGGGTCAAGATTTTGGATCTGCTAAACAATATGACGATCTTTTAATAAATGGAAATTGCGGTTATTTTCAATATGTTGATAATACTGAAATGTGGAAGATGTTATTTGATTATACGGAAGTACATCCACACTATCCAGACACTAACTCTTTATTGGATTCATCTACTTCTGGAACATCTACAAATCTTCAAAAAATATTAGATATAAGATATGAAGCATTTAATCAGGATTTATTAAATGCAAAGGCAAGATTGGAAACATTTAGAAAAATTGAAAAAGAAAACTTTATAATGTATGTTCTTTGTTGCATGTCAAAAGAAGAAAATTCATTTTTTGCTAAAATAACAGGATATGAAGTAGATAAAACTTTTGGAAGTGGATTGACTGGAGCATGTGGTGGTGTACCTGGACCAACTTTTATACCATACAAATATAATTGGGTTAGATTAAATTTTAATTCACCATATGGACTTACCGGACCGATTGATCCTTCTTCTAATGGAAGCGGTGGTTCTGGGTATTACTTTAATAATATTGAATCATGGGAAGAAGATTTATATATTAAAGGAAATAGCGCACAAGATGAAACGTGGGCTATAAATTTAAATGAGAGAGGTGTAAATTCAATTTATTTACCTCCGGGATGGATTAGTAGTCTTCCACAGGGATTTAGATGGAGACCTATTGGAGCATTGTCTGATGTAAGGACAAGTGCTGGAGCCACATCAGGATCAGCAAATCATATAGTTAAAATGTATTCAACTCCAGTGTCTGAATTCCTTTTAGACTCAAGACAGCCAGTTCCATCAAATTATATTGGTAAATATTTGTATTATTTTAGTGCAGAAAATGTAGTTGATGGGACCTGTACTCAAACTACATTGGGATAAAATTTATAATAGGATAAAAAATGAGACAGAAAAAAACATGGTCTTCCAATGCTTCATACGATTCATTTCTCCCAGTTTCATCTAGAGATGGATATGCATGTGCAAATGCTAGTATAACAAAAGGATTTACATTTGCACCATTGACAATACAACAATGTTTTGAAAGATTTCCTGATATTTTAAGTATGGCTACTGCTTTAGGTGTAACTGTGGAAAAAACAATTGGTTCAGAAAATGTTTATAATTTTTGGACAGGTCCCAATGGAGGATCGGCAATAAATCAAGTAGCAAATCCACTAACTCCAATTGATTTAAATCTTCCAGAAGTGGCAACAGAATGCCAACTTGTTGAATCAATATTAGGCTCTGAGTGGTTGGGATGTCTTTGGGCTACACCAGAAGCATCTTTTAGTTGTACTTGTCCATATATTGGAAGTAAATATGAAGCATATTTAAAACATAGACTTACAGTGGCAACTTTTTGGAATACCTCAAAATTTGTTCCAGTTCAGAGAAGAGAATTTTTAGATGAGGTTGAATTTGGAAATAAAGTTGAAATTACAGTTCCGGGAGATTATACATTACATCCGGGATTGGTAGTGGAAATTGATGTTACTGCTGCTAGCGGATATCCATATGTCTCTGGTCCTTCTGCTTTAAATGGAAAATATTGGATTTTTGAAATTAAACATGTAACTACTAGCGGCGGTTTGCATGAAAGTAAATTAAAATTAGCAAGAATGGCAGTTACATCAGTCATATAAATATTATAAATGAGATCGAAACCAAAAGATTTTTCAATTTTAATGACTAAAGTCAGTGCTGCTAATAATAAAAAAGATATTGGTATGGTATCCAATTATAATAAAATTGTACAGCAAATAGAACAAGCAGCAAAAGTCAATAAAGGAGAATTGATGGCGGATCCATTTTTTGGATCAAACTATTTTCAATTTTCTTTTGATGGCATTGCTGATGTTGCAATGATGAGAACTGTTATAAAAGACAGTATAGAATATGCCATACCAGATTTAATAAATGTATCAGTAGAACTTTTAGAAAATACAGAAACTTCATTGATTTTTGATATTAATTTTACTTTATCAGATTTTTTAAATACCCAAAATAACATAAATTGTGTTATAGAGGTTCCAACAGTATGACATATAATTTAAACAATTTAAATGTGGCTTCTTTAGATTTTGATGATATTAGAGAAAGTTTATCAACATTTTTAAGTCAACAACCGGACTTAGCAGATATTGACTTTCAAGCATCTGGAAGTGCTGCTAGTATGATACTTAATATTTTAGCTACAGCAACTGCGTATAATGGAGTTTATGCACAGTTTGCATACACAAATTCTTGGCCGTCATCGGCAAATATGAGAAATTCTATTTTGGGATGCGCTTCTTTAGCTTCAATACTAGTTCCATATACTCAATCGGCATCAGCAAATTATACAATGACTGTAGGTGGAAGTAATACTGGAGGTATACCAGCATATACCTCATTTAACGCAGTTGGAACAGATGGCTCTCAATTGTTGTTTTATAATGTAGAAACCATTCCTTATGCAATTGCAACATCAGTAAATTTATACTCAGGCAGTGAAGTTGTAAGTTTTACAGATTATGATTATAAAACGCAATCCATAAGTCTACCAAAAGAAATAGATCCGGCAACCATATCAATGGTAGTTACAAATAATAATACTAACACTAGTCTTACTTGGTCTAGAGTAGAAAAAGGAAGAGATGTTTCTGGAACAAATCAAACAGTTTATTGTGTTATGCATTCTGCAGATGGGTATCGAGTAACAAATAATTTGCCAGGTGCAGCTGAAATAACTACATCGAATAGAATTACTGTTACTGCTGTAATATCGAACGGTACATTGGGAAACGGTGCATCTATAACTATACCATCAGCAATAACTTCTTCATATTATACTGCTCCAGTTGGAGGATACGCAAGTCTTTCATTGGATCAATTAAAGGCAAAATTTAATTTTAATTTCAATGGATATCAACGGTGCGTAACTCTTCAAGATTATAAAAATGCAATTGTAGGTTCAAATATATCTGGAACAGAAAATATTCAAAATGTAACCGTTGTAAATTATTTGCCATCTACTATTAGAATTTATGTAAATGGATTATCTACATCAGGACAGTCACAATTGATGGGATATCTTTCTACTCTCTCTATGGCCGGAATTAATCTAATTTATTCAGAATCATGATATTATTATTCAATCACATTCCAGTATCTATTGAAGTAAAAGTAGAAAAATTACTTCAAAAAGCAAAACAACTTTATGGTTCTGATTTTTATAATTTACAGGGATCTAGATGGAAGGGAGATCAACTAACAGTTGAATCTCTATTTCCAGACTGGGTTATAAGAGAAGCGTCTGCGGATCAAAGCAACAATGTAATACTTGTATTGATAAAAAATTATTTAAGATGGTTGATGAGTGCAAAATATGGTTATGGAGCAAATCCAGAATGGTCTACAATACGAGATCCCATTCAAATGGATGATATATTTTTAGAAGCACTTGCAGAATATTACTTTCCAAATGCAGATTTTGGATCTGAACCACTAAGTAATATTCTTCCAAATATAAAAAAATTTGCTATAAAAGCAGATGATAACTATTTTGTAAGAAAAGGAACACCAGAAGCAATAAAATATGCTCTGACAACTTTATTTAATTTAGATCCATCAACAACAAGTGTTGTGTATACAGCAATTGGAATAATAACAATAACATCTTCTTTGGATTCATCTTATAGAGATTTTGTTAATAGTCATATAGTTCCCGGTGGTATAATAGTAATTTATAATTGATATGCTTAATAAAATAATGTCATTTGCTATGTCAATCGCTTCAAGAGGGTTGACAAATAAAACTATAGATATTCCAACAAAGCAATTAAGAGTTCTTTCTTGTTTTGGTTATTCGAATATAGGTCCCTGTCATAATTTAAAAAAAAGCAATTCATCCCCATATTTTTATTGTGGGGGGTGTGGTTGCGGCGATAAAGACAGAACATGGTTATTAAAAAAACCAGATGAATATGCAAAATTAGATTATCCAGTTTTAAATTGTCCTTTAAAAATGCCAGGATTTTCTAATTATGATCCAAATTTTTATACTGATAAATGTAGAACTAGGAAAAATGAAGTAACAAATTTTGATCCAAATAATCTACAATACATTCAAGTAACAGTTAATTCTAATCAAATGGTTGATAAAGTTATGGATGATTTGAACAAAATTACAAAGAATTCATAAATATTTTTATCATGCCCATTTCATCAAAACAAGATTTTATAGATTACGCATTCAGACAGTTGGGAGCCCCTGTTCTTCAAATAAATATTGATCAACAACAGGCTGAAGACCGTCTTGAAGAAGCCCTGCTTTTCATGTATGAAAGACATTTTGATTTCAATCAAAGAGCTTTATTTTTAGTTCCTGTAACTTCTCAGGATAGATCTAATAGATATTTTGATATTTCAACTATTGGACATGCTTTAGGAGCCCAACTTAAAACAGATTCAAGTGGTGCAACTTATTATTGGCCTTCTGCTACAGAGATACTTTCAATATCAAAAGTTTATCCAGCAGGAAATGCAATTGGTGATTATATATTTGATATTAGATATCAATTAACCTTATACGATTTCTTTGGTTTATATTTCAATCAGGCAGGAAACCAATCTCCTTTGGCTTCATATATGGAATCTATGTCGTATTTGGAAGGCATTAATGATGTCTTCAATTATCCTATGGCATTTACATATCAAAAAACAACTAATAGATTGTGGCTTGATGTTGATATGACAAAATTGTCAGGAACGTCTTATATTTTAATTGAGGCATATACAAAAATTGCTGAAGACTTATATCCAAAAGTTTGGGATGATAGAATTTTTAGAAAATATTATGTAGCTTTATTGAAAAAGCAATGGGCACAAAATCTTTCAAAATTTAATGGTATCCCTTTACCTGGTGGAGCATCTATAAATTCAGCAGCAATAATGTCAGAAGCAATGAAAGAACTTCAAGAAGTAGACATAGAACTAAGAAAAGTATACGAACCACCAATCGATCCAATGATAGGATAATATGGCAATTAATCCATACATAAACACCACATCATATAAACCAGAGCAAGATCTGGTTGAAAGTATAACTATTGAACTTATTCAAGGTGTTGGACAGAATTGTTATTATGTTCCTAGAAATTATCTATCTTTAGACAAAGTATTTGGAGAAGATCCGGGATCTTATTTTACAAAAGCATATCAATTAGAAATGTTTATAATGTCAGTAAAGCAATTTGATGGAACTGATGTTATAACTCAATTTGGATTGGAAATAAAAGATAAAGTAACATTACTTTTTGCTAGAAAAAGATTTCAACAAGAAGTTTTAAATTATGAACCTGCCATAATAAGGCCAAGAGAGGGCGATCTTATTTATTTTCCACTTTCAAAATCACTTTTTGAAATAAACTTTGTTGAACATGAAAATCCATTGTATCCATTGGGAAAATTGTATTCTTATATGGTTACTGCAGAGTTGTTCACATACAGTTATGAAAAACTTGCAACAAATATGAATGAAATTGATAGAGTTATGACAAACACTAGAGGGTTCTCTGGATCTACCATAATTCCATTGAACAACGGTAAGGGAACTACTGCAGGAACAAATGATGTATTAGAAACAGAAGCGGCTGGCTACACGTTTGATTCAAATAATCCATTTGGACCATGCTAAAAAGGATAAAAAATGTACGAGTATTTTTACAATAAAAATTTAAGAAAACTTGTAGTTGCATTTGGTTCTTTGTTTAGCAACATTGAAGTTGAACATAGCAATCCAGATGGAGGAAACAATCTTAGAATACGTGTTCCCCTATCCTATGCTCCACAAGAAAAATTTGTTCAGCGTTGGCTACAACCATCATCTATAGATGATACTACAAGAATTGAAAAGCAATTGCCAGTAATGAGTTATATTATTAATAATATAGTTCCAGATCCTTCAAGAAGAAGGAATAAATTTTCATATTCTAAGGCATACGCTGATGTTAATGGTGTATGTCAAAACACAGGAAATCAGGTTTTTCAAGAAGTTCCGGTAAATGTTAATTTCACTTTGTACATATACACGAGGCATATTGATGATACACTACAAATAATGGAGCAAATTATTCCATATTTTAATCCAGAACATGTTGTTTCATTAACAATGAATGAGGTGAATCAAGATGTTAATATTCCGATCATAATGGGAAATAATTCTGTTAGCGAAAGATATGACGGTGAATTATCAAACAGAAGAATAAATATATCATCGATATCATTTACAGCAAAATCGTATATATTTGGTATAATTAAACCAATTGTAACAATTGATGATACCAATGTTTCTTCTGGAATCATAGAAGGTTGAAATGAATATTAATAAAAATTTGGCTAATTTTTTTAACGTTGATAATAAACCAATTGAAAAACAAACAAATTCCCCAGCAGGGGGCACATTTGATTTAAATAATTTTCAAAAAGACTATGAATTAGTACAAGACAATTTAAAAAAACTTATTGGAACTGGGGATCTTGCGCTGGAAAGCGCATTAAGGGTAGCAACTGAATCCGATTCTCCAAGAGCATTTGAAGTAGTAGCAATTTTGTTGAAAACTATGTCAGATCTAAACAATAATGTTTTAGATGTGCATAAAAAAGCAAAAGATACAACTTCGTCTAAGACGGAAGTAAAACAAACAAATAATTCTGTGTTTATTGGTTCCACTAAAGATTTGCAAAACCTCTTAAATAAAGAAAGAAGTACTGATAAAGTGATTGAAGCAGAGGTAGTTAAAGATGAGCCAAAACAACAATAATCAAGGTTATAGAAACAACCCAAAACTAAAACCTCCCGGTGTAGAAATATCGTATACAAAAGAACAGTTAGAAGAATATGTAAAATGTGCTAATGATCCGGTATATTTTTGTAGCAAATATGTAAAAGTAAAAACTCTTGATAAAGGTGTAATGCCATTTGAGTTATACGATTATCAACAAAGATTTGTAAAAACAATCCATGAAAATAGATTTACAATTTCAAAATGGCCCCGCCAATCTGGTAAATCTACATCGGTAATTGGTTATATAACACATTATGTAACTTTTAATCAATCTGTAAGTTGTGCTATTCTTGCCAACAAACTGAAGACAGCAAAGGACGAACTATTTGCTAAGTTGCAATTGGCTTATGAGAACCTACCGCATTTTCTGCAACAAGGGGTCGTAGAATGGAATAAGACTAGTTTTAAATTAGAAAATGGGTCTAGGGTTGTCTGCGATGCAACATCGTCCTCGGCCATTCGTGGTGGCTCCTACAACCTCCTACTATTAGATGAATACGCCTTCTTGCCTTCACATATTGCAGAAGAATTCTATTCATCCACATATCCAACCATTTCTGCTGGTTTAACAACAAAACTTATTATTGTTTCTACTCCCAATGGAATGAATCACTTTCATAAACTTTGGGTGGATGCAAATAGACCCGAAGGACATAAACTCAAAAATAAGTTTGTGCCTATAGAAGTTAGTTGGAGAGAAGTTCCAATAACTCCGGGTGGCCCAAAAAGGGATGATGTATGGGCAGCAGAACAGATAGCAAATACTAGTGAAGAGCAATTCCAGCAAGAATATGGTTGTAGTTTCTTAGGATCTTCAAATACCCTTATATCATCAACAAAACTAAATGTTCTTGCCCCTGAAGAATTTTTATCTGAAGATTCTGATGGTCTTAGAATCTTTGAAGAACCTAAAAAAGACAGTATATATTTTTTACAAGCAGATGTTGCTAGAGGGCAGGGATCTGATTATTCGGCATTTACTGTAATTGATGGTTCTTCTTCTCCATATAGGGTAGTTGCTTCATACAAAAACAATATTGTTAGCCCATTTAATTTTCCTATGGTAATAAAGAAAGTTGCTGAAAGATATAATAATGCCTATGTTTTGGTCGAGACAAACGACATAGGAGGACAGATATCTTCAATTTTATACAATGATTTGGAATATGAAAATTTATTAATGACAAAGATTATGGGAAGAAAGGGTCAAGTATTATCCCAAGGATTTGCAAATGGAAAAAGTGAAATGGGTCTAAGGACCACAGCACAAACAAAAAAATTGGGGTGTTCCATATTCAAACGGTTGGTAGAAGAAGATAAAATACTACTCAATGATGAAAGAATCATTCAAGAATTGATGACATTTATATCAAAATCTAATACATATAAGGCAGACGATGGCCACCATGATGACTTAGTAATGACACTTGTATTCTTTTCTTGGCTATCTCGACAAGAATATTATACTGATTTAATTGAGACTGCTAAGTTAAATCATAACGCAGAGCCACAAGAAGATGAAAATTATACATTTATGTTATCAAATACAGAAAACGATGATGATAAATTTTCAGATGGATCAGTTATATGGTATCCCGCATAAAAATTATAAATAAATTAGCAGATATAAAGGGTAAATATGCCAAATCCAAGTTTATCATCTTTCGTAGCACCAACAGCTTACAATAAGCTACCAACACAATCATTGCCATTTGTAACAGGATTTATTCCGGGTGTCAATGGGGGTCAAACTTATTATAATTATAGCGCACCAATTTTTTCAGGAGATGCTGGAGCCGCATCAAATGATCCTGGTGGTTTATTTGGATGGCTTTTATATGCGAGGTATTTAAATGGAAGTGGTGCAACTACAGATACCTATATTGAATATATAAATTCTAGAAGTCTTGTATCGGATTTAAATTTACTTGGTGGAGGATTTAAAGTTGTAAATGGAGTTGTTACAGCATTTTCAGGCACAACTTATGCTTTAGTTTCAACACCATCCCAGGGTGGTACTTATGGGTTTTTCTTAAATACAAATAATATTGTGTCTGGAAAAACCTATGGAAATGATTTTTTACTTGCTTTGGATTATTTGGCATACGGAAGTCCGCTAGTAATAGCAGGAACAACAGCAGGTCTAAATGATTATCAATTAGAAAATAATACCACAATAGATGCATTAATTGGAAGCACTGCAAATCCAGTTTTATGTTCCTGGCTACAAAATAATCCATATGCATTTGGAATATTCCCAACTATTCCTGATTCTACCGGACAAATTGGTGCAGGCAACACCATGGCAAATTATACAAGTTTTGTTGGCGCAACCCTAGCATCCTCTGGAAGTACTTTTTCTACTAGAATTATAAATGTACGTGGTGTAAAAGGATTTTATGAAGTATCAACAGAATCGCTAGTTCCAAATACTAGTATTACACAATATTTTTTACCAAGTGTGGCTGATGTTGCAGGATTTATGTCTAAAGCAAAAAACTCTAATACTTTATATACCAGCCCAGCAGGAAGTGAAAATGCAGTTCCGTTAAATGGAATGGTTTTAAACGGTGTAGAATGGACAAATGACTCATTAAAAACTATTTTAACAAATAATAGAGTAAATTATTTTTTAAATTATATAAACACATTCTTAGGAAAAGATTTAGTAGGTGCAACTGCAAATTCGTCTGCTTCTACAAGTCTTGATAGAATTGGTCCAAACAGTCTAAAAATTCAAATACAAAAAGATGTATCGGACATTGCTTTGAAATATTTGTTTACTATAAACAATGCATCAACAAGAGGTTTAGTACTTACGGATGTTCAAAGTTATCTTAATAAATTGACTACTTTTATAGATCCAGCATCTACCCAAATTGTTTGTGATGAAACAAATGGCAATGTAGATAATACAAATGCCCTATATATAACAGTTATTGTCAAACCAATAGCGTCTGTGGATACCTTCACAGTAAATGTATCTCTGGTAGCATAATATGAGTAACTTTAATAGCATAGGCACTTTTAAAACAAATTTTAAAGGCGGAACCCGCCCAAACAGATTTAGTGTCATTGCAACATGGCCTCCAAATATTGGTGCTTCAAATGTTTTGGCTATGAATAAAGTAACAACATTTAAAATTTCTTCTGCAGAATTTCCAGAATCGACCGTTAACAGTATAAATACGTTTTATAGAGGAAGAAAAATAAATTTTGCAGGAGACAGACAATATAGTCCATGGACGATAACAGTGTTGGACGATACTGATGATTATTCTTTATGGAAAATATTTCATAAATGGATAGAAAAAATTGATGGACACCAATCACATTTGTATGCAGGTACTCCAGATTTTGATTATTCATCCCATCAGACAACATTTACTTTAAACCAATATGGATTAAATGGTGGAGCAAATAATGGTATAGAGGGAGATAGCGGAATAAGAACAATAAAATTATGGAATGTTTGGCCAATAAGTGTAGAACCATTTCCATTAAATATGGGTGACGGATCATATGTGGAATTTTCAGTAAGATTGGTGTTTGATTACATTTCCTTTGAGGGCGACACAATTACTTCTCTTACATAAGCCAATATAAATTGGAGATAAAAAATGTCTTTAACAGATTTTAAAAACAATTTTAGTGGCGGAACCAGAAAAAACAGATTTTATATTTCTGGAAGTTTTCCTGGTGGAAGTTTTACAAAAGTTCACGTAACATCAACTTCAATGCCTTCAGTAGTTTCTATTTCTACAGAATATAACCATTTTGGTCGTGTTTGGAGATACCCCGGAGAAAAGGACTATACACACAACTGGTCTTTTACAGTATTAGATGATTATCAGCAAGGAAATAATACAGTAAATTTGTGGAGACAATTTCAAAGTTGGCAAAATTTGATAAATGATCACGAAACAAATAAATCTAAAATGATAACAGCAACGGGTACTTATAAACAAGATAATATTACAATTTATCAATTAGGTATTAATGGTGAGGAATCTGGAAAACCCATTAAAAAATTTATTTTAAATGGATGCTGGCCCGTAAAAATAAACCCAATTAAATTTAGAATGTCAAATGCAAGCGCACTTAATGAATTTATTGTAACCCTTCAATGGGATAGTATAGAAATAGGTGGAGTTACCGCACCATTTGCAGGTGGAGACTCCACAACCCCCTTGGATTTTAGTTGATTTTTAATTAGAAAGATAATATGGAAATTGATATTTTTGGATTTCAGTTCGGAAAAAAGAAGCCCACAAAGCAAGAAAAAGAAAATCTAGCTTTACAAGCATTTACTGCACCTGAACAATTTGATGGTACAACCACCATTGAAGCGGGGGGTATATTTGGAACCTCTTGGGATTATTCAAATCCAAGAGATGAGTCTAGTTATACAGTTCAATACAGAAATATGTCTATGTATCCTGAAATGGACAATGCCATAGACGAAATTACAAATGCTTCAGTAGTTCCGGGAACAGATGGAAAGCCCGTTAAAATAGATTTGGAAAGTCTTCCTTTATCTCCAAATATTAAAACAAAAATTTATAGAGAGTTTGATATTATTTTACATCTTTTAGATTTTAAACACAAGAGTTATGAAATTTTTAGAAGATGGTATATTGACTCAAAATTATTTTATAATCTAGTAATAGACCGAGACCTACCAAACGAGGGAATAAAAGAAATCATTCCTTTAGATCCGTTAAAAGTTAAAAAAGTAAGAAAAGTAACAAAACAAATGGAACGCGTTGAAGGAATGCATGTTCCATTAATTAAAGATGTAGAAGAATACTTTTTGTATACAAATACAGATAAAGATTCATATATCTCAACTGGTCCCGGTGGATTAAAACTCAGCACAGACAGCGTTGTTTATGTGCCATCTGGAATTATAGATTTGAATTCAAAACGTGTTTTGGGCTATATGCACAAAGCAATTCGTCCAATGAATATGTTAAGACAACTAGAAGATGCTCTTCTAGTTTACCGCATTGCTCGCGCACCTGAACGTAGAATCTTTTATGTAGACGTAGGATCAATGCCAAAGCAAAAGGCAGAGCAATACATGCGGGACATGATGAGTCGTTTCCGCAATCAGATTAGTTATAATCAAGCAACTGGCGAAATTCGTGACCAAAAGAATCATCTTTCAGTTCTTGAAGATTATTGGTTACCAAGAAGAGAAGGATCAAAAGGAACTGAGATTGCAACTCTTGCAGGAGCTCAATCAACTTCACAAATTGAAGACGTAGAATATTTTAAGAAAAAGTTATACAGTGCATTAAATGTGCCTATGAGTAGATTGCAATCAGAATCTACCGGATTTAATATGGGAAGAAGCACTGAAATATCAAGAGAAGAAATAAAATTCTACAAGTTTGTGGAAAGAATTCGTCATCAGTTTTCAAAATTATTTTTGGATATTTTGAGAGTACAGCTAATTCTAAAAGGTGTAATTACCGAGGAAGATTGGAAAGAACTAAGAAACGAAATTAATATAAAGTTCAATACCGACAATTATTTCTGGGATCTAAAGGAATCAGAAATTCTTGCAGAAAGACTAAAAGCAATTAGTATAGTCGAACCATATATTGGAAAGTATTTCTCAACAAACTACATCAGAAAAAATATTTTGAAAAATACTGATGATGAAATACAAACTATTAACAGAGAGATGGAAGTTGATAAAGCAAGAATGCAGCAAGAACAAATGCAACAGATGATGATGCAACAGGCCGCTCAAATGGGCGGTCAACAGCCACCACCTGAAGGGGCTCCACCACAATGACAACTACAATAAAAAATTTATTGGAAAATGGAATTAGAGGTCTAGCAAATTTAGATGAGGATTATTTTAAAGAAAATATAACTCACGCCATTGCTTTTAAATTAAATGAAAGTTTAAAAGAAACATACGCAGAAACTTTAAAAAATTTATTTCATAAAACAGAAAATACCAATTATACTAAAGATATTGTTGAATTTATAGATTTTGTTGAAAATTTTAGAGATGGAAAATATAAATTTAAAAATAATAGTGTACTAAATATAAATGAGTCTCAAATGCAGACAATAAAGGAGCTTTTTGATTTTTTATCTCCAAAAAACAGAGAAACAATGGCAAGAGAAGTTCTAGAAGACTGCAATAATTTTAAAAATCACATAGAATTCTACAATAAAGTAAAAGGTTTAATAAAATGAAGAACAGAACAAGACAAATGATAAAAGATGTAATTCAAGAAAATGCAGTTGCTTTCAAGGAAAGCACTGCAAAAGCATTGTATTGCAAAATTGCAAAAAGACTTGATGAGCAATACAAAGCAATTTCTCAAAATGTTTTCAAGAGCAATAAACAATGAAACTAATAACAGAATTAACTGAAGACATCAAATATATCAAAGAAAATATTGGAAATGGTGAAAAAACCTACTTTATTGAAGGTGTTTTCATGCAATCCGATACAAAGAATAAAAATGGTCGTATATATCCCCAAGGAACTCTCTTAAAAGAGTGCAAGAGATATATAAACGAATATGTAAATAAAGGCCGTGCTTTGGGTGAATTAAACCATCCAACTGGCCCTACAGTAAACCTTGATCGTGTTTCTCACATTGTAAAAGAACTCTATGAAGATGGTAAAAATGTATATGGAAAAGCTAAAGTCCTTGACACTCCAATGGGCAAAATTGTTAAAAACCTCATTGATGAAGGTGCTCAATTGGGCGTATCAACTCGTGGAATGGGTTCTCTCAAAGCTAAAAACGGGTATCAAGAAGTTCAAGAAGACTTCATGTTAGCAGCAATTGATATTGTTGCTGACCCATCAGCACCAAATGCCTTTGTAAACGGAATCATGGAAGGTCGCGAATGGGTTTTCCAAAATGGTCTGTGGTCGGAAAGACAACTTGAAAATTCTAGAAGAATGATCCATAATTCTTCAAAAAGAAAATTAAATGAAAATATTGTAAAAGTATTCAATGAATACTTTAAAAATCTATGATAGAAGATAAAGTTAAAAATATTCTTATAGAATGCCTCAATGAAAACATTAAAATTGAAGGCATGATTATGAAATATAATTTGTATGAGCAAACTGTAGGAACCGGAGGTACTGGTGGTCCTGCTGGCTCAACTGGCGGTCCTGCCGGAGGTACGGGTGGTAGTGGACGCACAGGCGGAAGCAACCCCACCGGCCCATCAAATTATAAAAAACCAAGAGTAATTCCTAAAGCAAAACCATTTATTCCAAATCCCATGGAAGAATTAACATACAAGGCTTTAAATGCAGTCTCAGATGCTGGGGAATTGGGATTATCTTTAGGTATGGTAAATCAGTTTAGTAATATGTTCAGTAGAGCTCTTGAAGTTACTGGGTTAGAAAATTCATACTTAATGCAAACAATAAAGAAAAATTTAGAAAATATTGTTCCCAATCAAGAGGCTTTAAGAAAAGAAGGTATGGGATATACAAAAGGCCCAAATAAAATAGTTTAAAATTTATTTTACACTAAATAATAAAGATCCAAGGATTAAACAAAATGCAAAAGAAAAACAAAAAAGTAATTAAAGAAAATATGGGAATGCCTGCACCAGCGGTCATGGACCAATTAGGTCTTTCAGACAATGATGGAACTGGAAGAGGCTCAATGTTACCACAAGCAGTTCTCGCTGGTATGCCCGCCGTAATGGCAAACATGGGTAAGCCAGGAATCCCTGCTACCATGTCAGCAATGACAGGAATGCAAGCACAAGTTCCTCAAGGCGAAAATGAGGAAGAAACTGAAGAAGAAGAAACCGAGGAGGAAGAAGAAATGCAAGAAGAAGTTTCAAACAAACTTCGTTCTGCTTTAATTCAACTTTTGGGTGAAGATAATGCTTCAGAAGAACTATTAGGTAATCTTGAAGCAGTCTTTGAAGCCGCAGTAACCGAAAGAGTCGAAAACAAACTAACAAATATTTTGGTAGAACTAGATGAAGGTGTCAAGACACAATTTAATGTAATCACCGAATCACTAGTTGAAAAGGTTGATGATTATCTAGATTACGTTGTAGAAGAGTGGATGCAAGAAAACGCTGTTGCTGTTGAACAAGGCATTAAGACTCAAATTGCCGAAAACTTCATCAGTGGACTAAAGAATCTCTTTGAGAACCACTACATCGATGTACCAAATGAGAAGTACAATGTTCTGGACGAACTATACGCTCAAAACAGAGATCTTCAAGAACAATTGAATAGAACAGTAAATGAGTCTATCAATGTCAAGAAGGAGCTTGCTTTGACTGAGTGCGCTGGAATCTTTGTAGCAGAAACAAGAGATTTGGCTGACACTCAAGTTGCCAAGTTACAAGGTCTAATGGAGAATGTAAATTTTGCATCTCCAGAAGAGTATCGTCACAAATTGGTAGCAATCAAGGAAAATTACTTGAAGAAGCCAATTACACAAGTTTCCAGAGCAATTGAACCAGAGGAAACTTTCACCAAACCACAATTTACACAACCAACAACTCTAGTTGAAGGTTATGTAAATGCGCTCGGAAGACTTAATAAAAAGGTCTAATTTCAAATTTTACTAAATAATTTTAACTCAATAGGAGAGTAATACTAAAATGCAATTTAACGAAAATACCCCATATGATGTTTTAACAGAGAAATGGGATCCCGTCCTAAATCACGACGCACTCCCATCAATCGCTGATGATTACCGTAAGAAGGTTACTGCCGTTCTTTTAGAGAACCAAGAGCAAGCCCTTCGTCAACAACACCTAGTAGAAGACATGGGTTCCAACAACCTTGGAATGCCTATGTCATACACCAACACTGGTTCAGTTGCTGGTTACGACCCAGTACTTATCAGCCTAGTTCGTCGTTCCATGCCAAATCTAATGGCATACGACATTTGCGGCGTTCAACCAATGACCGCCCCAACTGGTTTGATCTTTGCAATGCGTTCTAACTATTCACCAGCAGGTGTTTCAGCATCTTATAGCAGCGCAGGATATGCTGAAGCCATGTTCCAAGAGGCTCAACCAACCTACGGTGGTTCTGGTTGGACCCTCGGAAACTTTGGTATCTCTGGCTCAGGTTTGAGCGCAGGCTATAGCTCAGTCAGCGGTGGTATCACTGCAACTGCTGCTCAGTTGGCCTCACTACGCGGTATCCTAACCAACTTCGGTGAAGGTATCGGCAACAACCCACTAAACTTCAGCGCCGGTGGTACAGGTGGTTATACCAACCCAACTTATGGTACTTGGAACCAAATGTCCTTCTCAATCGACCGCGTTGCTGTCCAAGCCCGTACACGCGCTCTAAGCAGCAACTACACCGTCGAATTGGCACAAGATCTCAAGGCCGTTCACGGACTAGATGCCGAAGCAGAGTTGGCTAACCTACTCAGCACAGAAATTCTTGCCGAAATCAACCGTGAAATCGTCAAGACCATTTACTATGTTGCAAGACCAGGATCACAACAAAGCGATCTCGGTGCTAGAGGCAGCTACGATCTAGACAATGACTCAGATGGTCGTTGGTCTGCTGAAAGATTCCGTGGCCTCGCTTTCCAAATTGAGCGCGAGTGCAACGCAATCGCTAAGGAAACTCGTCGTGGTAAGGGCAACTTCATCATCTGCGATAGCGATACCGCAGCAGCCCTAGCCATGTCAGGCTTCCTCAGCCTCAGCCCAGCCATCCAACCACAAATCAATGCTGATGATACTCAAAGCACATTTGCTGGTATTCTAGCTGGTAAGATCAAGGTCTACATCGATCCATATTCACCACTTGGCATCAACTTCTTCGTTGCTGGCTATAAGGGTGAAAGTGCATACGACGCAGGTCTCTTCTACTGCCCATACGTTCCTCTACAAATGGTACGTGCAGTTGATCCTAACACTTTCCAACCACGCATCGCATTCAAGACCCGTTACGGAGTTGTTGCTAACCCATTCGTTATCAACAGCAGCAAGGTTCCTGATGGCGAAACATTGACCGCTGGTTTGAACCAATACTACCGCCTAACCTCGGTAACAAACCTCCACGGCAACACCTAATAGGTAACCGTGTGCTAAACGAAGACCTCCCCAGAAATGGGGAGGTTTTTCTTTTTGGATAAATAATTTTATGACAACATGTTATGATAGCATAGATCCACTATATAACAATCCTTTTTCTTTTACTTTGAATAGAAAAAGTTACGATTCAACCAGTACAAAAACAAGTACTATTGAGTTAATGGTTCAACAAGTAAATTTGCCAGGAATAACAATTCCAGATCAACCTCAACCAACAATTTTAGGAACAACAATTCCAATTCCAACGATGATGGTCACTTTTGAACCATTGAACATAGAATTTATTGTTGATTCAAATCTTACAAATTGGCAATCTATTTTTACTTGGATGCGTCAAATGACAAATATTGAGAATGATTACGAACATAATCTTGATTATCAAAACTGGCATATAAATACAGGTACTTTAAAAATTTATAAACAAAATACAAAATATCCAACACAAGACACAACTGCGTGCAGTGATTTAGTTTTGTCTACAATTCAATTTTATAATCTTATTCCAATTGCTTTGAGCGGATTAAAATTTCAATCAGATTCTACAGATTTGATAATACAAAAAGCCACTTGTAGATTTAAATATTCATACTATACAATGGACCCAATTGTAGATGATGTAAATTTTCCACCCTCACCAATTTAATTCAAATAATCGTTGGGGTTGTCAGACCAGCCCTCTGCGCTGTTTGGGTTTGCTTCTGGGTTATAAGGTAGTTTTTTGGCCTCAGGATTCATTGTACGGCGTTTCTTGGGCTTGGATGGCTTGGGAGTCTCTTCTTTAGCAGGCTCAATAACGGGCTTTTCTGGCTCCTCCTCAGCCTCTTCCTCATCATCTAGTACAATTTCGGCACCTTCAAAATTTTCAATAAGATCATTTACAAAATTTACAAAATCTTCATTATTGAATAATTCATTTAAAAGTTGAAGGCCATTTTCAGAAGATTGTTGATCTACTTCACCAGATGTGATTACAACTTTTGGATCTTGTTGCATAGCAATAATATAAGTTTCATACATTTTTTCAAGATCTGGATTTGGTGATCCACTGTAAATTACAACATCTCTTGGCAAACTAATTTCAAATCCTTTAATATTTGAAAGATAGTTTGTTAATTTTACATATTCTAATAACTCGCCATTTAAATCTCTACCATAAAAGGTATCAAGACGAGCAGGCAATTTAATTGAGTACTTTTCAGGGCTAGCGTCAGAAACCAAGGCAATTACTTCTTCGCCTGATGTGAGCTTAAGAACTCTAATTATGCCTGAGAAAGGATTCTCAGGAAGTGAATCGGACATGTGAATGTCCTCCCTTCACTATTATTTATCTTTTGAGTCCTGCTTAAAAGGTAATGAGTATATCTTGTAATCAAATTTTTCTTTCTTGTAAATCTTCAAGCGTTCTTCAAAATGTCTGAAGACATGGTTCTTGTAAGATTTATAACAAAGATCATCAATTATATCGTATACCTTGAGCGCTTTTTTCTTCTGTGAGACTCGTAGCCCTCTACCAATGCTCTGTAGCAACCTAATAACAGACTTAGTGGGAGAAGCAAAAACAATATTGTCGAGGTTAACAATATTAATGCCAGCACTCGTAGTCCCGTAGCTAGCAACGAGGATTGCGTTTGACTCAGAATCCACAATCTTTCTAATATACTCACGGGTTTCTGCTTCCGTTTTTCCATCGATGAAATATACTGGTCTATCCTTTGCCTCTGCTTTGAGGAGAGCCGCGAGTGGCTTTCCCTGTAGTTCGACATAGTTGAAGAGGACGAGGGTGTTGCCTTTGGTGCTGTAGACGAGTTTCTTGATGAACTCGTTGCGCTCTGGGTTGCTGACAAGCCATTTGATTTCATCTGCGTATCTCTGTTTCTTCCAGTTGTTTTTATCTTGTTCCGAGTATTTGAGTAGTATACAGTCTATTCCCAAAGTGGCAAGCAATCCCTTGTTCATTAAGTTCTTTGTCTGAATGAACTGAATCGCAGGACCAAGAATACCTTCGATGCTGAGACGATGTGCTTCTGTTTGTTGCAGCGTACCAGTTGTCCCGATGCGAAACCAAGCCTTTGATAACTTCTGACCAATCATATTTATTGATTCGGCTTTTGCTTGATGACATTCATCAAAGAATATGCCATCAAATTGATCAAACCATTGCTTGGGCAACTTATAGATTGATTGCCAAGTGGATATGACAACTTGCTTGTTTGTGTCTTTATCTTGTCCCGCGCTGATCTTGTGTATCATGCGTTTGCACGACCATGACTTGTCCTGCATGGAGTAATCAAAAAAGTCAGACTCCATTTGGTTGACAAGTCCGACTGTTGGAACAAGAACTAATATTTTTCTATCTGAGGGGATTACGGAGAGAAGAAAACGGATCAAAACGTATATAATTAAACTTTTGCCAGACCCGGTAGGAGAAATGATAACGCATCGCTGATTGTTGATAGCGTGAATAACTGCCTGCGATTGATGTGTATGCATCTGAACTGGTTGTTTCTTGACAGAAACATTCAGTGTCTTGTAGAACTCCTGCAGTTTCTCCTCCGTGATGCATAACGGATTCCTGCTCTCTTTAATATTTATGGAGTACTTCCGATCCTCTGCAAATTTTTGCAGATAGGTTTTCAATCCTCTTGGAAGTGTGGATGAAAGGATATCAAACAGACGTATTTTGCCATCCCATATTCTGGCTTTGAACATGGGCATGAACTTAGCACCGGGGACTAAAAATGAAAAATAGTCCCTAAGTTCTTGCTTTATTCCTTTTTCTGTTTTGATGTAGTACCGAACTTCATCTACAGATTCAACTTCTATATCCACCTAATATTTAGGTGTCGTCAGAAAATGTTAGACAATGCCCTGACTCATCTTAAACCAATCAATAGCAGACTTTATGATGAAGTTTCTATTGTTTAGAGCCTTGATAAATTCTTCAATCATTTTAACCTTAGTCTCATTCAACAAAATTTTAGACTTAAGTTCAATGACTTTTGGATCACCGTCAATAAACTTATCAACATCGGTCTTAAGCAAAGTGAAATCAGAAGGCTCTTCGCCCCATGCTTCCAGTTCTTCTTGACTGGCCTTTCCCGTATAGATCTTCCACTTACGAAGCCTAAGAACAGCCATATCGTTCATCTGCTTGCCTAGAGTCAATTTAAGGTCTGCCAGTAGATTTAGATACTTGGCATGCAACTGAGGGGTTCTAGTGGCTTCTTTACCTAGTTCCGTATCGTCTACTATAGAATCTTTAGTAATATTGTTCTTGAGGTCTTCTAGATTCATAGACCCATTATGGATTGTACCTCCAAAAAGTCAACTAAATACTTGACAAATCGATTGTATAATTTATACTTGTTGCGAGGTTTTTATGAAGATTGATTTAAGAGAAATACCAGTTGTTTGGATTAATTTAGATAAAGACACAAACAACGCCGAAAAAATGGTAAAACAATTCAACGATTATGGTTTCAAGAACCATATTCGTTTTTCTGGTTTAACACCAGATAAAATTCAACCACCACCACCATCTAATTGGTACGGGTTTGGTTGTGGTATGTCACATGTAAAATTACTTGAACAGTACAAAGATTTGCCTCTTCTAGTATTGGAAGATGATGCAAAGATTACAGATGATTTCAATCCAGTAATCGATATACCAGATAATATTGATGGAGTTTATTTAGGAACATCTGCTGGAAATCCTCATTATATGGCAAAGACATATAACAAAGATTTTCTTAGAATAGGAAATGTACTTAGTACCCATGCAATACTATATCTAAATGAAGTATTTAAACAAAGTGTAATAGATGTCACAAAGTTTTTTGTTTATAATTTGCAGCGCCCGGTAGATATTGGCGTTGCTAGTGTACTGCAGCATTTCAAGATACTGGCACCAAATAAGCCATTTTTTATTCAAGCGGATGAAAGAGATAGCAACAATAAATGGGAACAGATTACTGCTAAAGCATTGGAAAATAAAAACAGTGTTTTTCCAGATGAAATGAACATATCATGATTACATTTAATAGAATTGGTTCATATGGAAGATTTGGAAATCAACTTTTTCAGTATGCCACTTTATTTGGTATTGGAAAAAAGAAAAAATGTGATATAGGTGTTCCATATGAAAAGCAAAATTTAACAGACGAATACAATAGATTTTGTTTGCCTGATTGTTTTTCAAATTTATCTGCTAAAAATTCTAGTAGAGTATTACCACAATACTTTGCAGAGGAAAAAACTTTTAATTATGAGCCCGGGTTTTATGGAATTTCTGATGGGACTGACTTAATTGGTTATTTTCAAACAGAAAAATATTTTGTAGATTACAGAGATCAATTATTGAAAGAATTCAGCTTTAAAGAAGAGATATATTCCAAGGCACTTGATGCCAGATCTCTTACCAAAGAGCCAGTAATATCGTTACACATCAGACTTGGTGATTATGTAAAATTGCAAAACACACATCCTGTGTGCAGTATAGAGTATTATAAAGAAGCTCTTGAAAATCTTCCAGATGATTTGCTGATTTACATTTTCAGTGATGAGCCACAAAAAGCACAAGAAATATTTTCAGATCTAAACAGAAAGTTTGTTTTCCCAGAAATGAAATCAAACTATGAAGATATGTGTCTCATGACTATGTGCGATTATCATGTAATTGCAAATAGTTCATTTAGTTGGTGGGGATCTTGGTTAAGCAATTCAAAGAAAACAATAGCGCCATCAAAGTGGTTCGGTCCAGATCCCAATGCTCCAAAAAATTGGTCCGATGTATATGCAGATGGATGGGTTGTGATATGATTACAGTACGATGTCCTGTTAGAATTTCTCTTGTTGGTGGTTCTAGTGATTTGGATGCTTATATAGAAAAGCATCAAAAAGGATCTGTAATATCTTTTACACCAAAAATTTATACTTATGTTTCTATATACAAAGATAAATTGGGAAGAAATAGCCTAGACCGAAAATACATAGTAAACTATTCAAATAGAGAAGAAGTAGATAATATTTTTGAAATAAAAAATGATCTTGTTAGATTAATATTTGATAAAGAACAAATGTCTCCATGTTCTGTTCATATGACAAGTGATGTATTTTCTCATGGTTCTGGTTTAGCAGTATCTTCATCATACTCATGTGGATTATTAAAAGCAGTATCAGAAGCAAATGGAAAAAATATATCTGATATAGAATGTGCGGCAAAAGCACACATGTTAGAAAAACTAATGAATCCTTTATTAGGTCAGCAGGATATATTTGGTTGTGCAGTTGGTGGTTTTAAAAAGATAGAATTTACATCTAACGGATTACCAAAATATACTTTTTTACCAACATCTTTATTTGATTATTACACTCCATATCTTGTATACACTGGTATAACTAGAAATTCTACATCAGTTCTAAAATCAGTGAGTATACCAAATAATGATACATTTAATCCACTTGTAGCAGAATCAGAAGAAATGATTTTAAACGGAAAATTTGATAAGTTTATGAAATTGATAAAAGATGGATGGATGGAAAAGAAAAGAACATCAAAAAATGTTTTAGAAGATAATTCTCTAAAAGAACTTGATGAATATCTTGATAAATATCCAGGATGCATTTCCCATAAACTATGTGGTGCAGGAAATGGTGGATTTTTTCTTTGTTTTTTTGAAAAGCACAAAACTCCTCTTAATGATAGATTTTTTAAAGTAGAGTTGAGTAACAGTGGAATAGAAAGAGTTATATGATACAAGTTATAACAGATAAACCAATTGCATATGATAGTCTTGACCATATAAATCCATATGGTTGTGTGAATGACAATAATAGTTCGTGTTTTTATATTAATGAAGTTAAAAAATATTTTAATAACAACAAAATAAATGTATTAGATTTGGGATGCGCTGGGGGGAGAATAATAGTAGATCATATTCTTTGGGGTGATTTAGCAGTTGGTCTTGAGGGAAGTGATAATGCTTTAAATGGTGCAGGTGCACATAATTGGAGACAATATAAAGATAAAAATTTATTTTTTTGTGACATAACCGAACCATTTAAAATTGTAGATGAAAATGGTAATTTAATAAAATTTGATTATATTCAAATGTGGGAAGTTTTAGAACATATTCCTGAAGATAAATTGCCAGTGTTATTTAAAAATATTAAAGATCATTTAAAAGATTATGGGTTATTTGCTGGCAGTGTTGCGACTTATCACTGTGAGTCTGGAACACACGTATCAGTGTTTCCAAAAGATAAATGGTATACTATTATGAAAGATAATGGTATAATAGTAAATGATTATCCATTTACTTGTGTACCAAGAGGAGTTGCTGGTGGAGATCACGGATTTGTGTTTTCTGCAAAAAAGGAAATATTTTGAATACATTTATTAATAATATCCAAACGGCTTTAAATGAATTGAATATTTCTGATTTAGATTACCTTAAAAAAATAATTTTAAGAAATAATTCAGAAATTATAATTTTGGGTAATGGTGGAAGCAATGCAATTTCAGCTCATATGGCCGAAGATTATACAAAAACTTTAAAGAAAAAATCAATATCATTTACTGATGCTGCTAGGCTTACATGCTATGCAAATGATTACGGATATGAAAACTCTTTTAAACAGTATCTATCAGAATTTTCAACTTCTAATAGTCTTGTAATTTTAATAAGTTCTTCTGGGAATTCAAAAAATATTTTGAATTGTGCACAATACTGTGTTGAAAATAATCTTGATTTTATTACTTTATCAGGATTTAATACAAGCAATTCACTAAGACTTCTTTATAAAGATAAAGCCTTAATTGATTTTTGGGTAAACTCCAAAGATTATGGTGTAGTTGAATGTGTTCATGAAATAATTTTACACTCGGTGATATAATGATATATTGTTTTGATCTTGATGAAACTCTTTGCACTAAAGCAATAGATGGTGATTATGCTACGGCAGAACCAATAAGAGAAGCCATAGTAAAAGTTAACACATTATGGTTGATGGGAAATAAGATACTTATCTTTACTGGAAGAGGGTCCAGCAGCGGTAAAGATTGGACCGATCTTACCACTAAGCAATTAAAGGACTGGGGAATTAGATACGATGAGCTTATAATGAATCGTAAACCCACCTACGATGTAATTATAGACGACAAAGCAATCAACGCGGTTGATTGGAGAAAGACCTTCTGCAAAACACGAGGAGTGGTTGCTGGTGCCTTTGATTTGATTCATCCAGGTTATTGCAAATTATTTAAATTTTGCAAAGACAATTGTACTCATCTTACAGTTCTTCTTCACGATGATCCTTCTATTGAAAGAAATAAGATGAAACCTGTACATTCTTTAGAAGAACGAATAGAAATATTAAAATCTATTAGATATATTGATGATGTGATAACATACAAAGATGAATCGGATCTGTCAGTCAAATTAGAATTGGGACATTATGATGTAAGATTTTTGGGAGATGATTATAGAAACAAACAAATAACTGGAGATTATCTTCCTATAAAGATCATATATACTGATAGATCACATGGTTATTCTACCACAGATCTAAAAAAGAAAATAGCAGAATCTTATATGGAGTTTGTGAAATGAAAGTATTGGTAACTGGTGGTTGTGGTTTTATTGGAAGCCATTTAGTTGATGCGCTAGTCGATAAAGGGCATCAAGTAATTGTTGTAGATGATTGCTCTGCTAACAATGAAAAATTTTATTTTAATGATAAAGCAGTTTATCATAAAGTTAGCATCTGTGAAGCAGATAAATTGACAAAATTATTTAAAAATTGTGAATTTGTATTTCATCTTGCTGCGGAGTCTAGATTACAAGATTCAATAAATAACCCTCGCAGGACAGTGGCCGTCAATGTTATGGGTACTTTGAATGTTTTAGAGGCATGTGTAGAAAATAAAGTAAAGGGGATTTTATTTTCTTCCACATCTTCTGTTTATGGACTCACAGAAGAGTTGCCAATAAAAGAAACTTTAAAAGAAGATTGTCTCAATCCGTATGCAGCAACAAAGTATTCTGCTGAATTGCTGATAAGAAATTATACAAAACTTTATAAATTAAAGAGTTGTATATTCAGATATTTTAATGTTTTTGGTGAAAGAGCCCCAACTACAGGCCAATATGCTCTTGTTACTGGTATTTTTCTACGTCAAATTAAAAATAACCAACCACTAACAATAGTGGGAAATGGTTTGCAGGAAAGAGATTTTATATACGTAAAAGATATTGTAGATGCAAATATAATATCGATGGAAAATTGGGATAAAACAGAGGAATTGACACAAGCAAATATTTTTAATATTGGTAGTGGATATACAGTAAATATAATAACATTGGCAAAAGCAATTAGTGATAATTATGTTTTTATACCGGAAAGAAAAGGAGAAGCAAAAAATAATCTCTCCTGTTCTAAAAAATTTATGGAATTGACTGGATGGAAACCAAAAACAAAAATACTGGAATGGATTAAAAATTTTTGAGATATTTATATGATTATTACAGAAATATATAATGGCCAAGGTTTAGGGAATCAAATAGCATGTTATGTTACAACAAGAGTTGTTGCAAAAGATAAAGGCTGTGATTTTGGAATAATGAATCCCCATAAATTTAAGGGTAGTTCATTTATGAACTTGGATATGGGTTTGCCAGTAATTGGCGGAGAGGGTCCCGAAGGAGGTCCACCAACAAGACTACCGGAAGGTATTAAGTATTATTTTAGAGAATGGTGGGAAAAGCACAGGCTTCCTGATGGTTCTAACATCATGTTAGATGATCCCGGCCTAGAACAAATTCAAGACAATACAAAAATCGACGGTGTACTTCAATCTGAAACAAGAATAATACATAGAAAAGATGAAATAAAAGAATGGCTTAAAGTTGATAAAGATAAGGACAATTACAATTATTCTGATGAAGATACTTGTATATTGGCTTTTAGGGGTGGAGAATACAAATATGTACCTCAATTCTTTTTAAGAAAAGAATATTGGATTGATTCTGTAAACCATATGTTAAAGATCAATCCAAAATTTAAATTTGTAGTTGTAACAGATGATCCAGAATGTGCAAGAGCATTTTTTCCGCCTAGTTTTCATGTCACACATTCTGAAATTTGGAACGACTACACTATAATAAAAAATGCTCATTATTTAATATCATCAAATTCAAGTTTTCCATATTTTCCAACCTTGACAAGTGATACATTAAAATATGTTCTAGCACCAAAATATTGGGCAAGACACAATATATCTGATGGTTATTGGTCGTGTGGATACAACATTTATAGAGGGTACAATTATGTTGATAGGGAAGGAAAAGTGTCTTCTTATGAAGATTGCGTAAAAGAATTTGAAGATTATAAAAAGAAAGTAAGTTATTATGAAAACGTATGATGCATTTATATTTTATAATGAGCTCGATGTTTTAGAAATTCGTCTTAATATTTTAAATGATTATGTTGATTATTTTGTCATAGGTGAATCAATAGAAACATTTAGGGGAAATGATAAACCTTTATTTTATCAAGAAAATAAAGAAAGATTTAAAAAATTTAATGATAAAATAATTCACTGTGTAATAGGAAAATTGGGAGAAGATCAAGAAATTTTACAAAAATCTTTGTCTAGTCCCAATACAGGAATAACTTCAAAAGATCATTGGTGGGTTAGAGAATTTTATCAAAAAGAATATATGATAAAAGCTTTAACAAATGCAGCAGATGAAGATAATATATTTGTTTCTGATACAGATGAAATATGGAATCCAAAAATTAAAAAAACAGTAATAGATGATACTGTCTATAGACCGATACAGACTGCTTATCCTTTTTATCTTAATAATAGATCTAATCAGCACTGCAATGCGTGGGTTGGAACTAGATTTGGAACAGTAAAAAAATTAAAACAACATGGTTTTAATCATTTTAGAACTGAGAGAGAAGTCAGAAGCATTCCAATTTTAAATGGTGGATGGCACTTTTCTTGGCAAGGACAAACAAATTGGAATAAATGGAATGATGGTCATCCAGGTAATCAAGAAAACTATTTTTTATTAAAACAAACGGACATGTGGAAAGATGAATCTGAATTGCCTGAGTATTTAATTCAAAATAAAGAAAAATGGAAGCATTTATTTTTATAAAAAACTTGACTTTTTTATAACACATATTATAATATATTCTTCTAATGAAGTTATCAGTAGCAATACCAGTATATGAATGTCATGGTTTGGGATGGTTATACTTATCCGAACTGCTGAATAGCATATCAAAACAATCATATAAAGATATTGAAGTTGTCATCAGTGATCAAAGCACTGATGACAATATTTTTAATTTGTGTTCATGTTACAAAAATTATATGGATATAAAATATGTTTCTGGTCATAATTTAACTAGAAGCAATTCACCTAACGTAAACAATGCAATTAAGAATTGTTCAAGTGATAAAATTAAAATAATGTTCCAAGATGATTTTTTTATTGATCCAGATGCAATTAAAAAAATTGTTTTAAAATTTAATGAAGGTGCAAAATGGATTGTATCTGGTTGCGCACACTCTAAAAATATACACCAATTGTACAATCCAATGATACCTTATTATAATCATTCTATGCTAGATGGTATAAATACAATTAGTTCACCAAGTGTTTTAGCCATAGATGGCAAAGAATTTTTTGATGAAAAATTAGTTATGATGATGGACTGTGAAATGTATCATAGATTGTATAAAAAATACGGTGAACCTACTATAATACAAGATATACTTGTATGCAATCGCATACACGATAAACAATTACAGAACCAAAATCAAGATAAATTGTCTAGTGAAATTATTTACTGCAAAGATAAACATAAGGAGCTTCTAAATGCGTAAAAGAATGTTAGTTACTGGTGGTTGTGGTTTTATTGGTCATCATATGGTAGAGTACTTACTCACTAATAGCGACCATGATATCGTAATCGTTGATAGATTGGATGTTTCAGGAAATTTAAATCGTTTAACAGAATTGCCAATTTGGCAAACAGAAAATAAACGCGTCACATTTGTATGGCATGACATGAAGGCCGAAATGCATCAGAATGATGTATTAAAAAGCCAAATTGGACCAATAAATACAGTTCTCCACATTGGCGCATCTTCTCACGTAGATAGATCTATCGAAGATCCACTTCTGTTTGTAATGGATAACGTAGTTGGAACTTGCAATATTTTAAACTTTGCACGTAAGCAAGACAATTTAGAAAATTTTGTTTATTTTTCTACAGATGAAGTATTTGGTCCAGCCCCAGATGGAGTAAATTACAAAGAAAATGATAGATATAATTCTGGAAATCCATACGCTGCTAGCAAAGCGGGTGGCGAGGAGTTGTGTGTATCTTTTGAAAATACCTACAAGATGCCAATTATGATCTCTCACTGCATGAATGTATTTGGCGAAAGACAGCATCCAGAAAAGTTTATTCCAATGTGTATCAAGAATTCTTATACTGGGGCAAAAACCTACATTCATTCAAATAAAACTCTTACCAGAGCAGGAAGCAGATTCTATATCCACGCAAAGAATGTGTGCAGTGCCGTAGACTTCCTACTAAAGAATGGAAAGAGTGGAGAAAAATACAATATTGTTGGTGAAAAAGAAGTAGATAATCTAACTCTTGCAAAAATGATTAGCCAATTTGTTGGAAAAGATCTAAATTATGAGTTAGTAGATTTTCATAGCAGCCGTCCGGGCCATGATTTAAGATATGGTCTAGATGGAACCAAGATGGCAGAACTGGGATGGGTTCCAAAAAATAACTTGGAACAATCTTTACAGAATTTGGTCGAATGGTCTTTGCAAAATAAAAAGTGGATTGGTCTATGATTTATGGAAAAAGCAGTAATTCCTTTATTTAAAGTTCATATGTCCCAGGCTGCAATAGATGAAACAGCCAAAACATTAGCCTCTGGATTTGTTACTCAAGGGCCTAAAGTAGATTTATTTGAAAAAGATTTGTGCAATTATTTAAATTGCACAAATCTTTTAACTACTAATACGGGAACTTCGGCTTTACACTTGGCCATACATTTGCTAAAAACACCCAATAAAGATAATGGATGGCCTGGAATAAATCCAGATGATGAGATTTTAACAACACCTCTTACATGCACTGCTTCAAATTTTCCAATTTTAGCAAACAATGTAAAACTAAAATGGGTGGATATAGACCCGAGTACATTAAATATGGATTTAGTTGACTTGGAAAGAAAAATAACAAGTAAAACTAAAGCAATATTAGCAGTGCATTGGGGAGGATATCCATTAGACTTAAATGCACTAAAAGAAATTCAAAAAAGATGTAAAGAAAAATATGGATACGCACCAATCATAATTGAAGATGGTGCACATTCATTTGGTACAAAGTATCATGGACAATTTCTTGGAAACCATGGAAACATGGTAATGTACAGCTTCCAAGCAATTAAACATCTTACATCAGTTGATGGGGGGGCGCTTGTCGTTCCAGATACTGAGTTGTTTAATAGAGCAAAATTGCTTCGTTGGTATGGTATCGACAGAACAACAAATAGAAAAGATTTTAGATGTGAAGATGATATCCCAGAATGGGGATACAAGTTTCACATGAACGATGTAAATGCCACAATTGGTATTGAAAATCTAAAAGTAGTTGATTCTGTAATAAATAAACACCAATCGAATGGAAAATACTATGATACAAATTTATGTAATGTAAATGGTGTTAAAACTTTGACACGACATGAAGGACACGATTCCGCATTTTGGATTTATAGTATGTTGGTGGAAGATAGAGATAATTTTATGAAGCATATGAAGTCGTGTGGGGTTATTGTATCTCAAGTGCACGAAAGAAATGATAAACATAGTTGTTTAAAAGAATACAAGACTTTCTTGCCAACTTTAGACTCTACAATAGGTAAAGTAGTTTCAATACCAGTTGGCTGGTGGGTAAATGATGAAGATCGATCCTATATCGTGGATTGCATCAAAAAGGGGTGGTAATAAGTGAAGCATGATATTCATTCTATAATTGAAAAAGGTATAGATCAGTCTTTGATTTGTATAAAAAAGATTGATACACAAAATGATAATTTTATAGATGAAATAAAATTTATAAATTTAATTAGAAATGAATATGCTGAAGATTATCTTCATAGTAGTAAAAAATATTCTGTAAATGAAACTTTTAAATGGTTTTTTAAAAACTTTCCAGAATACTACATAATTTATTATTCACAAATTCCCGTTGGATATTTTAGAACATCAAATTATTCAACAGAAAACAATAACATTTATATTGGGGCAGATATACATCCAGATTACTGTGGATTAAAATTAAGTTATAAATCATATATTAAATTTATTGATCAATTGTTTGAAGAAAAAAAATTACACAAAATATCACTGGAAGTTTTATCCTCAAATACAAGAGCTTTAAATTTATATAAAAAACTTGGTTTTGTAATCGAAGGAACACGAAGACAAGAAGTATTAAAAAAAGATGAATACGTTGATTCTATAATAATGTCAGTTTTAAAATCGGAATGGAAAGAAAGGCAGATTTAACTGTGGAAGAAAAAAAATTTTTAATTTTATTGTTTTATTATAATCGTCCAGAGATGGTTAAGAATGCTCTTCAAACAATAATTGATTTAAAATATTCAAATTATGAAGTAGCATTTATTGATGATAGTAGTCAAGTGTGTGGTAAAGAAGTATGTAAACAATTTTTGCCGGAACACATCTTCAAAAAGTTTAAATTTTATAATACAAATCAAACAATAGAACAAAAAAGACAACAAAGCATTGGTAGAAAATATGGAGGTAGCATTTTTGGAAAATGCGCAAATGACGCGATAGTGGAATCCGATGCTGATTATGGGATAATGTTATGCGACGACGATGCAATAATAGATGATTATCTATTTAATCTAAACAATTACTTTTTACATAATCCAGATGTAAATTATTGTTACAGCAAAGTCTTATTTTTTGATCCATCTAAAGAACATTATAAAAATGGAAGAGATAATAGCAACTTCTTTGATGGTGGTGGCTACACGGCAATAAACACAAGAGTTGGAGCAATATATCCGGTTGCATCTGTAGATGCTTCTCAAGTATGTTGGAAACTTTCTTGCAATAAAGAAGGTGGTGTGTGGTTCCCTTATCCAAGAACAGTATCATTGGATATGGTTTTATTTGAACAACTGTATTATAAATATGGTGCATGTCAGCCAACAAATTTTTTTGGTGAATATAAAGCCTTGTTTTGTGACTCTTTGGGAAGCAGATGGTCAAATTCAAGAGAAAATGAATATGTTGTTTCTATAAAATAAATGAGAGAAATATGAATATAATTGAATCTTTTTATAATTCTTTGTCCGCACACCCATCAGATATCAATGAACATTTGCCGACTTTGAAAAAGTACGCAGAAAAATGTGATCATGTAACTGAAATGGGAGTAAGGTATGTTGTTTCAACAATAGCATTGGTTTGTGGAAAACCAAAAACTTTAATTTCTATAGATTTATTTCATCCATCACACTATGGTGATATGGGAAGATTGAATCTTGTTCAAGAGTATTCAAAAAACAACAATATAGATTTTAAATTTGTGTTAGGTAATACTCTTGAAATAGATATTGAACCCACAGATCTTTTATTCATTGATACTCTGCACAAATACGGCCAATTAAAGAAAGAATTGGAAAGACATGCAAAAAATGTAAAGAAGTATATTGTCTTCCATGATACTACTACGTTTGAATATAAAGATGAAGGCGAATACTATGAAACAGACGGTCTCAGCAATGAAAAGGTAGGACTGTGGCCAGCCATTCAAGAATTTATTGAAGCAAATCCAGAATGGTCTATTTTAGAGCGTTTTACTAATAATAATGGGCTTACAATACTTCACAAACAAGAAAACGTGTGATATATTGTAGTACATATTATGAAAAAACCAAAGAAGAAAAAGAAAGCATCTGACAATGATTATGTAAGTAATCAAGAATTACTTGATGCTTTAATAGAATACAAGAAGAAAAAAGATGAAGCTGAAGATGCTGGCCGTAAAAAGCCAAAACTTCCAGACTTTATTGGCGAGTGCATTCTTAAGATTGCATCTCGCCTTTCTTATAGACCAAATTTTGCAAATTATCCATATAGAGAAGAAATGGTATCCGATGCAGTATTGAACTGCATAACATATATTGATAACTTTGATCCGAGCAAATCCAGCAGCCCTTTCGGTTACCTAACCCAAATCTGCTGGTTTTCTTTTGTTCGTATAATCAATAAGGAAAAGCGTGAAAAGTATACGCAATATAAATTTGCGGAACAACAAAATGATAAAGATTTTCATGCATGGTTTAATGAAACATATGCAGGAATTGATATTGGTCGCAGAGACTTTTTCGGTTTGACTGATCTGGATATGGAACGATTTGATATTATGCTTACTCCTAAAAAGTCCAAGAGGAAGCGTAAATCCAAAAAAGATACTTTAGATATATGAAAGCAATAATTCTTAACGACACACATTTCGGCTACAAAGCCGACTCAGTTATTGTTCTAGAATATTTTTTACAGTTCTTTGAACAACAACTATTCCCATATATCAAAGAAAACAACATCAAAACAATCTTCCATCTGGGAGATGTTTTTGATAGACGTAAATACATAAACTTCAAGACTCTTTATGAAGTTCGTAAAAGATTCTTTGAACCTCTTCAGGAAATGGGTGTTAAGGTTATTGCTATATGTGGCAACCACGATACCTATTTCAGAAACAACAACAATGTTAACTCTCTTGAAGAGATTGCATCTAAATACTCAAACTGGGAGATCTATTCTGAACCCACAGAGATCCAATTATCAACAGGTTGTGTTGCCCTTCTTCCCTGGATTAATCCTGAGAATGAAGATCAAGCAGCGAAGTTCCTATCGGAGACTTCGTGTTCGATTCTGCTCGGCCATCTTGAATTATTTGGATTCCAAAGCATTCGTGGGATATTTATAGACCAAGGACATGACCCCAAACACTTTGATAAGTTTGAATTTGTTCTTTCTGGTCATTATCATATTAAGTCTAGCCGTGACAACATACATTATCTCGGCACGCAATACGAAATGGCTTTCTCAGATGTTGAGGAATCAAAAGGGTTCCATACATTCGATTTTGCGTCGAGAACGCTTGAATTTATTAAAAATCCAAAGAAACTTTTCTATACGTTTGACTATTACGAAGATAAACCGGAAGTCTTAGATTATAGTAAGTTTAAGGATTGTTATGTTAAGATCTTTATCAAGAATAGAACTAAGGCAGCTCCGTTTGAAAAATATATGGACAAGTTTTATGAGGCAGGAGTTGCGGAGTTGGCTGTAACCGAAGAAGTTTCCACAAATCCTGAAGTTGTTGCTGTAGACATACATAAGGATACCTTGGAGCTTCTACATGAAGAGATTTGTCTGATTGAAGACAATTCAGTTAGCAAGAATACACTTGCCAACATCATAAACGCAGCGTATAATTCAGCATTATCAAAGGATGAAGAGTGATTGAATTTTTAAAGGTCCGATTCAAAAATTTTGGATCGTTTGGAAACAATTTTTCAGAGATCGATTTAAACACCAAGAAGACTACGCTGGTCACAGGAACAAATGGACATGGAAAGTCGTTTGCTTTGTTGGATTCGCTCTGCTTTGCTCTCTTTGGCAAGCCATTCAGACCAATCAATATCCCTCAGTTGGTCAACTCGGTTAATGGTAAACAATGCTTGGTTGAAATTGAATTCAACAAGGCAAACTCCCACTACCTGATTCGCCGTGGCCTAAGCCCTAAAATTTTTGAAATTATCAAAGACGGGGAACTTATTGACCAGAATGCCAAGTCCAAGGACTACCAAGATTACCTAGAAGAACACATTCTAGGATTCGATTATGCAGCTTTTAAACAGGTTGTAATCCTAGGTAAATCTAACTTCATCCCGTTCATGCAATTGACCCCTGCAGAGCGCCGTAAGATCATTGAGGGGCTTCTGGACCTTGATATCCTAGCAGACATGGGTGTTTATGTCAAAGGGCAACTGGCGTCTTTAAAGGTCTCTATTGCCGAACACGATAGCCTACTAAAAATTGCCCATGAAAAGATTAAGTCCCAAAAGGAATTTATTGATCAGGTCAAGAACAACAACGCAGGCGACATCAAAATTTTAGATGATCGTATTCAAGAATATTATAAGCAAATTGATGAAGATTCTTTAAAATTAAAAGATGCCCTTTCAGAACATAAAGATCTGGGAGACAAGGTTAAAAAGATTGAAAAGAAGATTGATTCCTTGAAAGATGTGCCTATGATGATTGTAAAGGCAGAAGCGCTCAAGGAAACTCTTTTGGAAGAAATGAAAGCATTGGAAGAAAATGCAACTTGTAAATGCTGCTTACAAGTTCTTCCACCAGATCAAAAACAAAAGCATATCCAGGAAAAGCGAAGAAAAGCAGAAGAATGTTTTGAGGCTTTGAAGATTGCTCGTAAAAAATCTACTGAGTTGGATGAACTAAAGAAAGAACATAAGATTCTTTCAGTCGAAGTTTCTACAAAAATTGATGACATCAAAGGATTCAATTATAGAATTGGAAATGCAGAATCAAATATTAAACAACTGCAAAAAGATAAAAAGGACAAAGAAGCTGCTAACAATCTGACTGCACTTCTAAATAGTCTAAAGGAATCTGAGGAAAAGAAGAGTGATATTTCTAAAAAATTGGAAGCATTTATTCAACAACAGATTCACCACGATGTTGTATACGACATTCTCAAAGACGGTGGACTCAAGAGCAGGATTATCAAACACTACGTTCCCATCATCAATGGGCTCGTCAACAAATTCCTCGGGAAACTCAATTTGTATGTCGATTTCACAATCGATGAAGAGTTCAAAGAGACCATACGATCCAGATACAGAGATGCATTTTCATATTCCAGTTTCTCTGAGGGTGAGAAACAGCGTATCGATTTGGCCATATTGCTGACTTGGCGAGAAATTGCTAAGATGAAGAATAGCCTTAACTGCAATCTTTTGATTTTTGATGAGATATTGGATTCATCCTTGGATGCAACTGGAACAGAATCGTTTCTTAAGATATTGAATAAAATGAAGAACAAATGCTCCATTTACATCATAAGCCATAAAGCAGATTCTTTAGTTGACAAGTTTGATCAAACTTTGCAGTTTGAGAAAAAGAACAATTTTTCCAAGATTAAAACTCAAGTATAAATATTTGTAAATGTTCAGAGGAAAATTTAAATTTAAATCTGCTACTGGAATACCTTTTACCTATTCCAATGGAGATGTGGTATTATACGAAGGTAAAGTTTATAAAGCAAATAATACAACACAAAATAGTCCAATACAGTCAGCAAAGGACTGGGATTATCTTAGTTTAAGTGAGCCATATAGAGGAACATATCCTCCGGTGAATCCAAAAGAAAATCAAATTTGGATTTCTGATGACGGTATATCGTATATTTATTTTTATGATGGAAATTCATATCAATGGATTTCTACTTGATTTTACTTTTATTGGAGTTATAATGTAACCATGAATGAAGATAGTTTTGAAAAGTTTACGAATCGTCGCAAGAATAAGCCTTCCGGGTTTAGCAAGAAGCAGCAAAAGCGCAACAAGCGCGGAAATCGACATGAACAGAAGCAGCAATTGAACGACTCTATCTATCGTAAAGAAGTAGATTAATTTATAGAAAGATTTATATGACAACTGTGACTAAAATGCGTCTATCCAAAGACACTTATAACATTCTAAAGAATTTTGCAGCAATTAACTCAAATATTCTTATTCAGCCCGGTAATGTCCTAAAGACTGTATCGGCTGGAAAGAACATCTATGTTGAGGCAAAAGTGGCCGAAGATTTTGATATTCAAGTTCCAATCTGGGATCTAAACAAGTTCCTAGGTGTTGTGAGCATGTTTAACAATCCAGATCTAGAGTTTCATGAAAGCCATGTAGTTATCACTAACGGCCGCTCAAGCGTTACCTATTACTACTCTGAGCCTAGTCTTCTAACAGTTCCAACAAGACAACTCAAGATGCCCAACACCAAGGTCAGTTTTGATCTTGATGAGAAGGATCTTAACGAGATTCTTAAAGCTGCTAGCATTCTTCAGGTTAATGATCTGAAGATGGTTGGTGCCAATGGACAGTTTAAGATTATGGTTGATGATGCCAGCCAGAGCACGGCTAATAGTTTTGAAATCATTCTTGATGAAAACTATAGTGGAAGTGACTTTGAAGGAACAATCAATGTTTCAGAGATCAAGTTCATTCCCGGCTCATATACTGTAGAACTTACCGATACCATTATCTCCAAGTTCAAGCATAAGACTCTGGATCTATCATACTACATCGCTATCAAGCGAGGCTAAATTGACCGACATTAATAATCTGCTCTGGGTCGAAAAGTATCGTCCCAAGACGCTATCCGATTGCATCCTTCCCATTGACCTTACCACAGTTTTTAAGGGTATGGTCAAGGAAGGTACAATTCCCAACATGATGTTCTATGGCACCGCTGGTACTGGCAAAACCACGGTAGCCAGAGCATTGTCCAAGGACATTGGTGCAGATAGCATCCTAATCAACTGCTCCGAAGAGAACGGTATTGATGTTCTTCGTACAAAGATTCGTAACTATGCATCTACAGTATCTTTGAGTGGTGGATTGAAGGTAGTTATTCTAGATGAGTTTGATTATGCAAATACAAACTCAACACAACCAGCTCTTCGTGGCTTCATTGAGGAGTTTGCAGCCAACTGCAGATTCATCATTACATGCAACTACAAGAGTCGTGTAATTGACCCACTACATTCTCGTTGCACTGGCATAGATTTTACTATTCCAAACTCCGAGAAGGCACAGGCTGCTGCAAGTATCCTCAAGCGTATTGAGTTTATCCTTAAGCAGGAAAACATTCCTTATGAGGTTCCAGTTCTTGCCAATCTTATCAAGAAGCATTTTCCTGACATTCGTCGTATCATTAACGAGTTGCAGCGTTATTCTTCTTCTGGCAAGATTGATGTTGGAATCTTGGCACAGGGAAGCAGTGAGTCCTATAAAGAACTTCTAGGATATATGAAGGGTAAGGATTTTGCAGCCTGCCGTAAGTGGGTAGTACAGAATCTAGATCTTAATACAGCAGAGTTTTATAAGCGACTTTACACCGAACTATATACTGCTCTGAAACAAAGTTCTATTCCGCAGGCAATCCTGATCATTGCGGAGTATCAATACAAGTCAGCGTTTGCGGCTGATCAGGAAATCAATACAATGGCTCTTATTGTCCAACTAATGATGGATTGTGAGTTCAACTGATGAAACTGGGAGATTTTTTAGCCAGTATCAATTACGACAAGAAACCCCTGCTGGATAAGGACGAATCCGCTACTCGCCTTTATCCACCATTTGTCGTCAATAGATGTCTATCATATTTTGTGGATACAATCTTTCATTCGAACGAAATGAATTGTGTCCCGTGGTTGGACAATAAGAGCCAGTTTGATTTTCATCGCCTTTCTATTCGTAAAAAAAGGCGTTTTTCTAACTGGGTTAAAAAAGAGGTAGAAGACGATATTGATCTGATAAAACAGGCTTATGGATACTCAGACCGCAAGGCTAGAGAAGTCCTAAATATACTGGGACCGCAAGATTTGGACCAAATAAGAAGGTCGCTATATAAAGGCGGGACCGATAAGTAAATAAGGATTTGTTATGTCTGATGCTTCTAAGCGTGTTTTTAATGATGTTGGAGTACATATAAAATTATTTGACGACGAAGATTTTATGGTCGTCAGAGAGACCCTAACAAGAATGGGTGTCTCGCCAAAAGGCAAAAATATATTGTACCAGTCCTGCCACCTTGTTCACAAAGATGGCGTTTATGTCGTTGCACACTTTAAAGAACTATTTGCGTTGGATGGTCTTCCATCAAATGTTTCGACAGAGGACATTCAACGTAGAAATTCTATTGTAAAATTATTGGAAGACTGGGATTTGCTTGAGGTCATTGATAAAGAAAAAATCAAGGACCAAATGCCACTCACAGGAATGAAGATAATTAAGTATGGAGAAAAGGATAATTGGGAATTGATTCCCAAGTTTAATCCGGGAACTTTGCGTAAATTTTTTAATTCATAAGGATGACTATGTATAATTTGACTTTGAGTATGATTGTTAAGAATGAGGCTCCAAATATTCAAACTTGTTTAGAGTCTGTCGCACCGTATATTGATTATTATATTATTTGTGATACTGGATCAACCGATAATACTAAAGAGATAATCAAAAACTTTTTTGATTCTAAAGGAATTCCCGGAGAAATCCATGATCAGGAGTGGGAAGACTTTGGAACAAATAGATCCAAAGCATTGAAATTATGCCACGGAAAAACACAGTGGGCATTGATGATTGATGCTGATGACTTCATTACAGGTAAATTGCCAGTAGAAAAGTTTGATAAAAATGTAGATGGATACGTTGTTCAAATTAAAAGAGGATCTTTTTCTTGGGCACGAGCACAAATATTCAACTTAGGTAAAAAACTTTGGTGGTATGAAGAGCCATTGCATGAATATGCAATTTGCGAACAGCCTATGAATATTTTAAAACTTGAGGGAGATTATGCATGGGAAGTTAGAACAGCAGGATGTCGCTCAAGACAATTTGCAGACGATATAGAAAAGTATAAAAACGATTATGCTGTATTAAAAAAGCATCTTGAAAAAGATCCAAATTCACATAGAAAACAATTTTATGCAGCACAATCAGCATTTGATGCCAGAATGTTTGATGTTGCAGAAAAAGAATATTTAAGAAGAATTGAAATGGGTGGGTGGGATGAAGAAGTTTTCTTCTCTTGGCTTAGAATTGGAATTTGCAGAGAACTTCTTGAAAGGTCATTAACAGAAGTCTCAGATGCATTTATGATGGCATACGAAGTCAAACCAAATAGGGCTGAACCACTATATCATTTATCCTGTATTTATAGAAAACACAATAGAAATAGAAACGCATTTTTGGTAGCATCACATGCACTATCAATACCCGTTCCACAAAATGAAATTTTATTTGTTGATCATGGAAATTATAATTGGGGCATTTTAGATGAAATAGCAACTACAGCATTTTATGCTGGAAGAATCCATATGGGATTAGCAGCATGTGAAAAATTGTTATCAGAGCCCTACTTACCAGATGATCAAAGACAACGGGTTCATTCAAATAGAATGTCTTATATGAAAGCCGTTGAACAGATACAAAGTCAATTAAATAATCAACAATTTAATTCACTAAAAATTGTCCAAGAGGCTGCAAAAAAGGTAGAAAATACAAAAGTTAAGACTACTTTAGACATTGATCCCGAAAAAATTGCTGTAAAACTATAAGTTAATTTTTAGCCTAAATATTTGTAATGGCTAAAGAGCAGGACATTATAGTTGTAAAAGGAGATACTGCCAGATGGTCGTCATTTATATATGACGAAACCACTGGCAGTACTTTTAATTTTACTGATTGTAATATTTACATGCAAGTTAGAAATGGTTATTATCAATCTCCTTTAGTTGCAGATTATTCAGTTGCAGGTGTGACATACTCTGGAGTAGCAAATATTAATGGTGTAACGGGGGGAATATCCGTTTCCAGCAGTGGTTTATTGTCTATGTGTATAGGTTCATCCCAGTCAAACGAATTGTCATTGAATCGTGTATGTAAATATGATGTAAGAGTTCATAATAAAAATACTGATGATTATATAACAATATTAAAAGGAAACATACAAGTATTACCTGAAATAACAGATACCTAATGTTTTTTGGAAAGAATAAAAATTCTCTTAAACTAATAAAGCAACACCCAGAATTGCTGATGGGTGCGACTTATCATATTACAGATCCAACACCGGATGCTAAAAGAGTAAAAATTGGTGCTGGTATCACAGAACTTTATGTTCGTAATGATGACGGTGAAGTATATCTCATAGAAGGAAATGCAACAAAAATTAAAGATATGTTCCAAGCAGTATTGCTGTTTGAGAATATGGAAGGTGAAATCTATAAATTAAAACGGCCTGTTGGATCTTTGTTGCAAAATGTTCTTCTAAAAGAAATAAATGCTCTAACAGCGGATGAAAAAATTTATGTTGGAAATGGTATTACTGAGAGATACTTTATAGAAAAGTCCAACAGCAGAGTCATTAAGTTTATAGGTAACTCTACCCAAATAAAGAATCTTGTAGAAAAAGTAGAACTACCAAAACCAATAGAACCAAAACCAGTTGTAAAAATTATTGAAAAGCCTGTAGTACAATTACAGGAAAAAATAATTATAAAAGAGACCACGCCAGTTGTTGGAGCGCAAGGTCTTCGTGGCGAGAAAGGTGAGCAAGGTCCGCAAGGTGAACGCGGCCCAATGGGTCCACAGGGTCCAAAGGGTGAAAGAGGTCTCCAAGGTGAGCGCGGTGAACAGGGCCCACAAGGCCCCAAAGGCGATCACGGTGAACCCGGTTTGCAGGGCATTCGGGGCCCGAAAGGAGACAGAGGTGATAAAGGAGATCAAGGAATTGCTGGTCCACAAGGTCCTATGGGCTCTCAAGGTCCTCAAGGACAACAGGGAGAAAAGGGCGAAGATGGAAGCCCGGGTGAGATTGGTCCGCAAGGTCCAATGGGCCCTAGAGGAGATGAAGGCCCGCAAGGCCCTGAGGGACCACAAGGACCACAAGGATTAAGAGGATTTAATGGTCTTCAAGGACCTCCGGGACCACAGGGCCCCCAAGGATTGCAAGGACCAGAGGGTCCAGCTGGCGAATCTCCAGTAGTAGAAGCACAATATCCTTTAAAATTAGAGGATGGAATTCTGTCATTTGATTCGGAACAAGTATCAAAAGTTCTTGATAAATTCAAAAATGATGATATTCAAAAAGCCATAAATCAAATGGCTCAAATGACAACTCCTGCTGGCGGTGGAGCAGTTGATGTTGCATTGAACGGCAATAAAATTATTCGCTCAGTAAATACAATGAACTTTATTGGTGATAATATTACAATCACCAGAAGAAGAAAAAATGTAGATATTTCAATAGCAGGCGGTTCGGGTGGTTCAGGTGGTGGTACTGGTGGCATTTCCTCGGTAAACGGTATTTCTGGTGATACTTTTGGAAATGTAAATGTAAAAAGTTTAATCAATGGAACTTCTGTACTTAGTCTTGGAGCAACAGGAAGCGTATTTCTACCCAATGGTAGTAGGATTGCTGATGCTTATGGTGATGGTGGTATAAGTCTAGTTGGTCTAGTTGGGGCAACTGGTAACTACGCAGGAATAGTCAGCGGTGATTTGAATCAATTTGTTGTTTCTACTCCCGATTTCGTTCAAATTGGAACAGACTATACTGGTATTGGTTATAGTTGGAACTTTGATAAGAATGGCGTGTTATCGTTACCGGGTTATATTACATTTCCAGATGGCAGTACTCAAGGAACTGCTCCTTCAAAGTTCTTTTATAGGGCAACCTCTCCTTCTGGTGTGACTCAAGGTGATCGTTGGATGGATTCTGATACTGGTAAGGAATATGTTTACATTAATGATGGAAACAGTACTCAATGGGTGCAACCTACTAGTGGAGGTGCAGTTCCATCTAATATTTCAATATTAAATACAACATCTGTCACTGGTTCTACTTATTATGCTCTTGCAACGGATTACTACATCGGAGTTAGTTATGCTGGACCAGTTACAATAACTCTTCCAACAAACCCAGAAACAGGTCGTGAGATTGTTGTAAAAGATGAATCTGGAAATGCTGGAAACGGAGTCAACAGACAAATTACGATCACCGGAGCCACCGCATCAGACAAAATTGACAATCAAAGTTCTGCAATAATAAATCTAGACAATGCCGGGTTGCATTTCATTTATAGAAATGGATGGAGAATAATATAATGTCATACTTATTCAATGATTTAGTAGGTTTCAAGGGAAATGCCGTAGATGCATTTAATCGTCTTAAAGTTAGTAATCCCTTTACATTGTTTGATAGCCAACAACGATATGTCTTGAGTGATAAGTGGGATTATGTAGGTCTTAGCGGTGGTACATATTCTTTTAATCCTACAGAAAGTACCGTATCGCTTACATCAGGTCTTACGAATGGTTCAAAGATGTATGTGGAAACAAAGAAAGTATTTCCATACCAACCCGGAAAATCTTTGACGATTGTAGATACATTTGCGATGGCTCAACCAAAAACTGGTTTACGCCAGAGGGTTGGTTACTTTGGAATAACTGGCGGTGTTACAGCGGCCACACCATATAACGGTGTGTACCTGCAACAAGACGGCCTGACATTATCAATATGCTTGGCTTCCGCTTCACTTAACACAACTCAAACAATACCACAGTCAAGTTGGAATGCCGACCCATTTGATGGATCTGGACCGTCTGGAGTAACAATTAATGTAACAAAAGGAAATATTTTTTGGATGGATGTAGAATGGCTTGGTGTCGGTGATGTAAGAACTGGATTTTTTATAGATGGCAGACCCGTTGTTGCACATACATTTTATAATGCTAATAAAAATTCCACAACTTACATGACAACGGCATGTCTACCTTTACGATATGAAATTGAAAATACTGCTGGTCAAACAGGCAGCAGCACAATGCGGCAAATTTGTTCTACAATATTGTCCGAAGGCGGATATGAAGGATTTACCAGAAGATACAATATAACTCATAGCGGAGCCACTTTTGACAATCTGGCACTTACAGGAGTACAATATCCAATAACGGCCATAAGACTAGCTTCAGATAGATTGGACAGCATCATTGTACCATCAAATATCAGCGTAGCAGTAGAGCCGGGAATAAACAACAAACCGCAAGTTGTGCAGTACAGAATTTTATTAAATCCGACTTTGACCGGAAATACTTGGACAACACACTACAACGGAAATGTTCAATACAATGTTACCGCCACTGCAGTAACAGGTGGAACTGATATTATTGGTGGTTATATCAGCAGCAGCGGAACTTTGGATTTGTCAAGCGTAAATGATTTTAATTTTCAGTTAGGCAGAACACAGTTGGGAGTTAGCGATACCTTTGTACTGACTATGGTTCCTACGGTAGATGATACAAAGGTTTATGCAGATCTTTCTTGGTTCGAAATCATATAAATAATAAGTACGGAGATTATAATGGCACTTCAAAAAGCGTTTACACATACAGCAGGAATCACTATGGACTATTGGAGGATTGTAAAGGTTGATACCGATTATAATATCCAAAGTGGAACAATTTTAGTATATGGATATCTGAATCAAGCATCGAGAGATGCTGGTAATGGTCATCTCGGATACAAGACTGTTCGTTTTAACAACAATGAAAATGCAGAAGTTCCAGCACTTGACAAAGTTTTTGATAACTATTTTGCCATTACGAAAATTAATGAAAATGATAAAAATCCAGTAAAGAATGCTTATGAATTTTTAAAATCAATACCAGATGGAGAATTTTTAGGGGCATTAGACGTAATATAATAAAATGGCATTAGATTTTCCAACATCACCATCTGTAAATCAGGTCTACACATACAATGGGTATTCGTGGATTTGGGATGGTTTCTCTTGGAATTCATATACACCAGCTGTAACTAATCTTGTAAATACAATAAATGGAATTACTGGTGATATTGGTCTAGCCGCCGGTACTAGTATTTCTATAACTCCATCTGGGAATACATTTACAATTGCTTACACTGGTGGTGGCGGTGGTGGTTCTGGAGGAATTGGAAATACGGGAGCCACTGGAGCAACCGGAGCAACTGGTCCTCAAGGTCCTCAAGGAAATACTGGAGCGACTGGTGCCCAAGGCCCTCAAGGAAACACTGGTGCCACTGGTGCCCAAGGCCCTCAAGGAAACACTGGTGCCACTGGTGCCCAAGGCCCTCAAGGAAACACTGGTGCAACTGGAGCACAAGGTTTACAAGGAAATACAGGACCGGTCGGAAATTATATTATTTCTCTAAACGGCCTTACTGGAAGTTTGGGTTTATCTGCAGGATCAAATATTCAAGTATTTTCTTCTGGAAATACTTTAATAGTATCAGCATTAGCATCTGGTGTTAGTGGGTCAATTCAATATAAAGATTTTAATGGCGGATTTAGTGGATCGCCTTCATTTTTATACGGATCTTATGGACTCACATTAACATTTTTTGATCCAAACGATCCATATAATCTTGGAACAAATTTTTCAATATTAACAGCAAACACAACTAGTCCATCTGCAACTGTTGTATTAAAAACTGGTAATACTTATGGAAATCAAGGCAGTGCTCTCCAAATAGATAGCGGAAATATATCTATAGGAGATCTTTATAATTCTTGGTTAAAGCCTTCCTCTTGGCAAGTATATTTGAGCCCAGAAGAAAATTTTGCAGGAATTTATACTTCCGGTGGAAATTTTGATTTTGTTACAGCAAACTTTAATGTAGGTGCTTCTCCAAATATTGGTGCGGGACTTCTTGGAACTATAATATTAACATCAAATACGGGTGGTATACAGTTAAACCAAAACAATGCCGGAAATATTGAAATAAATCAATATGGTGTAGATGATATCTACATCAATAAATTCACAACAGGAGGGTATCTATCATTAACCAATCCTCAATCAGAACTTAGAATGGGTGATTGGGATGGATGTTGTGATGGAATGTTTGTTAAACTTCATGATTCATCTTTAGTCCAACCACACTTAGGTAGTTTCAGAGTTGGTGATTGGTATTCTGGAAATGTATTAGAAATAACAAACACTGCAGGAGCATCCGGGTCTTATGTATATCTTAGACCTGCCAGCGGTGTGATTGTAGAATCGGGAGCAACCTTCATAGGAAACATAAATGCTCCAAATATTGTAAATTATGTAAATGGACTTACGGGGTCATTAAATTTTGTTGGTGGAACAGCCATAGGAATAACCTATTCTGGTAAGACTTTTACTTTTTATTATACGGGATCTGGTATAGTCGGAGCTACTGGAGCCACTGGTGCCCAAGGCCCTCAAGGAAACACTGGTGCCACTGGTGCCCAAGGCCCTCAAGGAAACACTGGTGCCACTGGTGCCCAAGGCATCCAAGGAAACACTGGTGCCACTGGTGCCCAAGGCATCCAAGGAAACACTGGTGCCACTGGTGCAACTGGTGCCCAAGGCATCCAAGGAAACA